ATAAGCTTCTGTGCAGTATCGGTTAAACTCTTAACTCCTTTTGTGATATTGCCGATAATAGTTCGGCCTTTAGTCATTTCATTAATAATACTCTGAAATGATTTAAAGGTGTATCCTAATTCATCGTTTATGTCCGCAATACGGGCTGCAATGGTTCCTGCGATAACCTGACCGTCTTGAAGTCCTTGTGCAAAGTTTTGAGATTGCCTGGTTGCTTGTTCTAATGCTGCAACCATTCTTTCAAATGCAGGAGCATCTGGTCCTAAAGTTGCCAACTGTTGTCTAAGTTGGGCTATGAGTCTGTCGAAGTCCTGTTGATTAGCCATTGATTATCCTAGAAGGATTACTTATAAATATTTTGTCATTTGGTTTTGGCTCCTAGCGTCTCGTTTGTTATCTTTTTAAATTGTTCTTTATCTACCTTTCCAGTTGAATCTACTAGTGTAGTCCCTTTATTTGGGTTTCGAGATTGCTTTACTTGTTCGTTTTGATTTTCGTAATGCTCTTTTATTTTATTAAAAGTAAACAGACGTAACCATATAGGCATGTTGTAGATCGTATGCCAGTCATACCCGCCCTGTCCGTGAAAACAGATTTCGTGTATTTGAGTAAATAGGTTTAATCTAGCTTGAGGGACCTCATTCAAAGTCAGGCCAAAAAAAGCTAATCCCGATTGGGATAGCGACCTCCTGACCGCTGTTGGTTGTAAACTTCAAATCAACTCCGGGCTGATTGTCGTTTACATGCTTCCTGAAAGCTCTTGAATAACGTGCAAAGAAATGATTATCAACAAAATTATTGATTACTGTCTTATCTGTATTTCCGTCTACTGCGGTAATCATATGCTTTAACCGAGTTGATAATTCAGGAGAAGCATCTTTATTAATTCTTTTGTAACCTTCTAATTCTTTAGTAATAACATTCTCATCTCGGTGAGTTAGTAGCTTATACGTTATTTTATTTTCGGTTTCGGGGATTACGTAGTTGTGTTCATTAATTCCAATGTTTGCTTCTGCTACCTGGAAAGGTTTATTATCTAAAGTAGATAGATCAACTGTGTACTGTTCTCCTCCAAAATTAAAAACGTAATCTTTTCCATAACCTAAGACACGGGCTGCAACCATTAAAGCATCTTTATCTCCAATTAAAAGATCATCGTAGTTGATTCTGCTCATAATTAAAGACTTAACTACTTCATCAATAACAGTTCCTTTTTGAATTAAAGCAGAATTAGTTAAGATATCTTCTTCTTTAGCAGTCATGTACTTCATTTCGATTTTGCCGGAAGATAATGGATTGTCTTTTGAGTAAAGAAGGCCTTTTGAAGGTAACTCAATAATTTCAGTTGGGATTTTGTTTTCTAACATATACTTCTTAGTTATAACTATTCTAATATAAATATATATGAATTAGGTTTAAACGTCCACTAAAACGTAACTTCCTTTGTAATTCATAACGTTGGTAGGTGACCAGTCGATTTCATCTGGGTTGATACCTGCTTTCTTAAATGCTTCTTTTAATCCGGTTAAAAATTCTTTTAATTTATCTGAAAGGTCTGAGTTTAGTTCTTCATCATATACTAAATAATCTTCCGCTTTAGTTCCATTAATTGAGATTTCCTGCCTCTCCTCTTCTGCTAATTCTTCAGCATCTACCATATCAATGATGCCTGTTCTTTTATCAGGGAGAATTTCTACGTTTGTTATAGGAATAATGCATGAGAAAGAATGGTTTACCAGTTTCTCAGCGTGTTCTAGCTCATCAACATCAGTAGTAAGCTTCTTTACTGTGCTTCCTTTTTGAAGTGCAATGCCATTATCTCCACCGCCCAATACCGTCCAGCCTTCGTCCTTGAGTTTTGATAACTCTTTTTTTAATCCGGGTGGAAAAATAACTTCGTTTAGTATTTGTATGAGTTTCATGTAATAAAAAAGCCCTCTCTAATAAATAGGAGGGCTCTTTCTTTAAGCTTATTGTTAATTAGAAGTTCAATACTGCGTAATCCATTGCGATAGATAAGGTAATTTCTTGAGCAGCTGCATCCTGTCCCCAATCCAAATCAGAGAATTTAGCAGACTTGATGAAAGCACCTTTCAAAATCCATTCAGAAACGATATCACCTACCGGTCCTAAGATATCGACAGTCAAATCTTTTTTGTAGAAATCACTATATCCATCACGGCCAGTTACTGATTCGTGACCTAGACGTACCCACTCCATAACTGCCTGAGCACCTGAAGGAGTAATGGGATCGTAGAGGGTCATGGTAACGTCGTTCCACTTAGACCGTCCTTTTACTTTTCTTTGAATGTTAATGTGATTCAAAGTAATCTCATCATTGGCAATTTCAAGGCCGGACAAGCCTTTAATAAAGAATGAAGGAATACCGCTTACATATAAAATAAATCTATTCTGTACTTTGGGTTCAAAGGCGGTGAAGAATATTTCGTTAGGTTGTAATACTGCCATCTTATTTATGTTTTATTGATTATAAATATCAGTTAAGTTGAATTACGCTGGGAAAGTAGCTCCTGTTGGAGTAACGTTGAAAGTTAAGTAGATGAATTCGGCAGTCTTAGTTGGTTGGATATAAATCTGACCTACTAATTGATTTCTGTCGATTACGTCTGCTGTGTTGTTTGTATCATCCATCACTACTTTATAGGCATATAATCCCTGTCTTTGTTGGATTGAATCCAGGTAAGGATTAACTTGAGCTAAGAAGCTGTTTCTGGTTGCGATTGTGTTTTGTTCGAATACTAATCCAAGACCAATTTGAGAGATATAATTTTTCAATTCGATTAACAATCTACGAACGTTTACGCGATCTAGAGCTGAAGCTTTTTGCTGCAATGTCTTTTGACCGTACACCACAACACCATTTCCAGGGAAGGTAGCAATTGGGTTAACTTTTCCTAAGTATAAAGTATCTCTGTTTGATTGAGATAATTTCTGTTCTACTCTAATTACTGTGCTCATTCCACCCCTGTTAATACCAGCAGGTGCAAACCAAGGCTCTCCAGCTGCATCGTTAAATGCATAAACACCCGGTAACATAGTTGAAGCAGGTACCCAAACATTCTTTCCTGTTGCAGGATCGTTTGTTTGAACCCAAGGCCAGTAAGCAGCTGCATAAGAGCTGTTAACGTTAGCAGCTTCTGCAGTTACAGCAGTTACTGTTGAGTTGTAATTAACTAAATCCATCACGAAGATGTTGTCTCCTCTGTTTTGAGTATTTGAGACGATAGTTGCCATTTTAGCACTGTGCCCGTTATACCATAAGCCAGGAGTCACTAATAAATTAAATTTGTAGTCATCTTGGTTAGATAACAAGTTAATCATGTTAGTGTAGTTACCTGCATCTAAACCCTGTGTATTTGTAGAGGTTAAAGCGTTGTAGAAATTAGCACCAGGCTTAACAGTTCCTGTTGCAGCACCGAAAGTTCCAGAAGCAGCTGCAGGAATTGAACCTGTGTATTGATTCTTAGCAACTCCGTTGTTATCAAAGTAATCTGGGGTTAAGTAGTTAACCTGCTTTACTCTAACGTAATTTGAAGCATTTGGATAAGATCCTGATAATTCAATTTGATTGTTGGTGCTGTTGTAGTTGTAGTTGTAATCACCGATAACATTACTGATGAAGTTAGGAGCTTTAGGATCTAAAGAAAGATTCGTCCAAGTCTCTAACACAATTTTGTTATTTGCTAAGTCATCACCTCTTCTGATTAATAAGTTAAATTGACCTGATCCAGTGTTTGATCCAACGATTTCCCATCGGATGTTATTACCTGAACCTGAAGGTAGTGCACCGTTAGTGGTTTCTGTAGAGGTGCTGTTCATAAGATCACCTTCAGAAATTGTCTCTAATACAAAAGGAGATAAACCTGTAGTAGGTCCGCCTGATCCTGTGGCTATTAAAGAGCTGGTAGCTGAGGAATAAGATCCGGTTACTACTCTCGCTACTAATAGGCTAGTTCCTCCGTTTTGGAAGTAGTTATAAGCTGTGATTGAGGTGAAATACGAATAGACATCGCTTCCAGAAGTTAAAGCATCACCAAATTTATTTACATACTGACTGTAGGATGTAACTAGAGTTGGAACCTCAACAAGACCTTTTACAGTAGGACCGATGATGGCGGCTCCTGCCTGTACAGGCTGTTGGGTGATAAACGACTGGTCATTTTCTATAGCGATAACACCAGGGGATAATAAAGTTTCTGCCATTTTATTTTAGTTTGTTAGATAGTTCTAGTATAAATAGCAAATAACCCTTCAAAAAGATGCTAGATATCGTCTATGTTACTTACTACTTCTATGTCAAAACTTACTTTTCCTGATGTAAATACCTTCTTGGAAGCAACTAAATTTTTGTTAATTGCGTTGGGTATAATATAACCGTACATTTTAATATTGAAGTTGGTCTTAATTAACCTTTCCTCACCTTGATTTAATGTTTCGTTATTGGTGAAGCTATCGATCCGGGCACGGAATTTAAATCTTTGAGGATCTCCCCAATAAGAATCTGATGAGTAGTTGATTCCTTCAACGATTTTGTTCATCTGCTCAATGTAGTAAGTCCAAACAATGCATTCATAATTTACTGTAACGTAATCTGGGATTACTATTGCTTGGTAGGTATTCACCGGCTCTCTATCGTTTAGAATATCAAAATTAGAGTAAGCATTACCTTTCTGGTATCCCTTATTGACTATTGCATAGTTTAATGGATTGTTAGCATCTAGTTTATTTCCGATTGTGTATGTCTTATCCATCGATGTTCTCTTGAACATAATGATAGGACACTCC